CCTTCAAGCGTTCGACGAAATCATCTGGCAGATGTGGGTTATCCGTCGTCTTCATTTTGATCAGCTTGCGATCATCACGCGCAAGTGCATCAGGGCTGCCAAACTCGTTGTAAAGCCATTTGAAGCCCTCTGGCGTGGATGCAGCGGCAAACTGCCTTACTACACCGGAGCGAAGACGACCAAGAATTTTCGGAAACGCTTTTGATGCAACAGAGTAATTTACGGTATCAATTTCATCACTGATGCAGAATGCTAAGTTTAAACCGATAATGCGCTGGAAATTCTCAAAGCTACGGCATAAAATCTTCGTATCACCCTTCGGCAAATGCAGCACATACTCAGGCAGCGGTGATGCTCTAAACGTATAAGGTATTTCGTACGCTTCAAGGTAATTATCAAAGTCCGTCAACCAGATGTCTCTAATCAACGGTCCTGTCGGCTCCATAACACAGCCCACATAGCCTTGGTTAGCAATTGCGAGTGATACAGCTTTACTGCAAAGGCTTCGCGTTTTGCCTGCACCGTAACCCGCAGAGATTGCCAAAATTTGACTGGTTTCATCATCGACAAATTCAAGCTGACCAGGATGCAAGTCTGCTTTCATCTGAGCCAACAACGCATCAGTGTCTAAACCTGACGCATCGCCCAGAATATGACCTAATGGAGCATGGTCAAGAATGCTCAACGGTCAAACACCTCGTAAGACTTACGCAAACAAGCCTCACGGAGCTGCCCACGCTTTTCGTCGATTAGGTGCATACTGCTTACGTGACAATGCGCTGAAACGCCTTCTACCGTCACAGTTGAGCCAGTTTGGCAGCGGTGTTAATCGCTCCTAAGGCTATGTGATATTGACCAGCACGCCTTGCTTCCATTTGCAATGTTGAGCACTGTGACAGCAAATCAGCGATCATCTGCGGACGTTCGATGTCCCAATCAGCTTTTAGCTGATCACGGGCCATTTTGAGGTAACGATCGCAGGAGCTGGCTTTAACCCCCCAATTTTCTTCTGCGTAGCGAAGGCAGTCAGAGCGGCGACCACCGTTGGCAATGATGCGTGCGAAGCGTTTTGAGCGTTCGACTGCTTGGCCTTGGTATGAGTTGCGAGCTGCCATCAGATGTCAAGAGCCTCCTGATCAAAGTGTGCCTCAGAAGGTTCACAGATGGCGGTGTTGCCAGTGAAGTCTTCCCAGCGTTTGACGATGACGTCGCAGTAGGCGGGGTCGAGTTCCATCATTCGGCAATGGCGGCCAGATTTCTGAGCCGCGATCAGTGTTGTGCCTGAACCGCCAAAGAGATCGAGGACGGTTTTGCCTTGGGCGGTCGTGACGCGAAGAGCTGGCTCAATGATGTCAACAGGCTTGACGGTTGGATGAAGCTCTTTAAGTTCAAGCTCTTTGGGGACACGCCAAACGTTAGACAGCGCGGCCTGCTCTTTTTTGTCTGACTGATTGCCCCAATGCCAACAGAGTTCGTGTTGAGGCTGGAAGCGGAAAAAAGCCGACGCCTTGCGAACCCGATCCCAGACACAGAGCGCAGAAGGCTCTCCCCAAGCAGCCGCCATCTGCTTGATTTGCTCTAGGCGGTCCCATTTGCAGAACACCATTTTGGTGTTGTCCTGCTCAAGGTATGCAGGGACGAGATTAAATACATCTTCAAGCCAATCAATTTCTTTGTCGTTGGCAATGAAAGAAACACGCTTAACGAGCCCTTTGCCAGGTATGCGCTCAGAAGCCTTTTTAGGCTCCAAGCCTCCGACGTTGTCGCCGTATGGAGGATCAACAAAAAAGGTCTGAGCCTTCTGCCCATCCATGAGTCGTTCGACGTGCTGGATGTTGGTGCTGTCGCCACAGAGCAAGCGGTGGTTGCCGAGGACCCAGAGGTCGCCTGGCTTGGTGATGGGGTCTTCTGGTGCTTCAGGTACGTCGTCAGCATCGGTCAGACCTTCGGAATGAAGTTGCTCAACTTCACCGATAATTTCCGCCAGGTCATCTTCTTCAAACCAAGGGGTGATGTCTTGCTCTTCGCTGAGCTGCTTGAGCATGTCTGCATCCCAGTCAGACAAATCGCTTGTGCGGTTATCAGCCAGGGCAAGACCGACTTTTTCTTCTTCAGATAAGCCTGTGCGTTTGACGGCGATGATTTCAGTACCGTCCGTTTCAATGACGCGCAAGTTTTTAATGCCTGCAGCTTTGGCACCTTCGATGGTGCCATTGCCTGCAAGGATGCGATTTTCTTCGTCGATGACGATAGAGCGTGCCGCGCCATAACGCTCAAGTGATTCTGCAATCAGCTTGGCAGAACGATCAGTACGCTTACGTGCGTTTTTATGATCGTGCTTCAGGTCGCTGAGACTTGCCACGCAAATTTAGTATCTGCGATGAGGTTAGCAGATTAAAGAATTTTGAGCATGTTATTGAACAAAGTTTTGCGCTGCAGAGGATAAACAGTCTAAGAAGTTTTTGCGATTGCCAAAAATGTAGCAGTTTTCGGAATCCGGCAAAAAGTTGCTGATGTAGCGTTGTTGCAGGAGTTTAGTGACGGTTTGAATTTCGTGTGGTTCAATCGTCTCTTGATATGGTCCAACCGTGAGGAGTACGAATCCAGAGGAAAGGCTTCGGATTTTTGGCATTGGCGAAAGCCTGCTGAAGTCTTGCGTCATGGTCTATGAATGCTTGATGGATGTTGCTTTGTTCAGCTTGGCGGAGTCGGTTTTGTTTGTCCATTGTTGAGAAGAAGTGTTTAGGACTTACACGAAGCGCTCAGGAAGCATGGTCGTTGGTGAAAGTGCTTGCACGTCATTTCTGATGGTGCACGCTTGATGCCTTTTGAAGCTCTTTAAATTTGACCAAAGGGGTAGACCCCGATGCCATCTGAGACGCCAAAATCATCCGTTGTCCGTAGTCCACAGCAGCTTCAAGCATTGCCTGCCTGATTTGAGGCGTTATTGGGCAAGGTACTGCAAGACGAGTTCTCCAGCCAGAAGGCGGGCCTCCTTGGTTCATTATTCGGCCAAGGTCAATAACACAAGTCCAATCTTTACGCACAGGCACTGGCTGATCGCCATCTCCAAAAATATCAATAGAAGGAACTTTATGACCCATCATTGTGAACTCAGAAAATTCCCCATCAATTTGCGGCCTGAAATAAACAGATTCCCGACTGGCTTCAAACCACTCTTTGTCCGTGGTCATCTGCTCATCAAAAACCTCAGCTTGCTCGCCGACAAGATACACTTCTTTGGTTTTCGAATTTTTGCGTTGTTTTTTTCGCTTTGCGTTTTTTCCCATGATGCAATCACAAGTTAAAGGAAATTTGATGCCGGGAGATTGATCGCGACCACAAACGCGCCCTGCCTTTCCGTCTGCGTACGGTGTTGTATAGCTTTCAACCTGCAGCCCACAGGTGTCAGGCTTCCCGGCGATGTTATTAAAAAGGCAGAGTTTCTACGGTGACCTGAGAGTCGTTGAAGCCGCAGAGGATAGCGTCATCAAGGAGCTGTTTTAACTCTTCGTCGTTGTCTGCGTCTTGCTGCCAGTCTGGTGTGGTGACGGTGTAAGACGGACGGTAGGAAGCTGCTAGGAGTGCGTCAGAGCGTTCGTCGTAGCGTTGACTTGCTTCGTATTGAAGAAGCGATTCGTGGTGGTAGTACATGAGTGAGATGCGATGCGGTCTCCCGCTTGATCAATAGTTTGGCATACCAGTCAGGAAAACGCAAGCGGCTAGTCAGGCGTATACAAGTTGCAATAGGTTGCAGCGTGCAAGCCTTCCTCCTGCGGATCAGGGAAACCAAAAGTGCAACGCGTATTTTGCCAGTGCTGACAACGGCTGCAGTTCTTACTGTTGCGGCGTGGGATGTCAGGCCGAATGTTGGAAAAGTGCTTGCCGTTGCGGATGTAACCAACGGTTGAACGGCTGACGCCGTAACGCCTGCCCAAGCTGGTGTCGCTGTCATCGCTTTGAAGGATGTCGATGACTTGCTGATCGGTGAGCCTGCGCGTGTTAGCTCCGCGTGTCATCAGTAATCGACAAGCTGGTCGATGTACCAACGAGCCTTGGCAAGAGATTCGTCTTGGCCTTTGTTGCGTTCACGCCAAGCGTATTTGATGACATTGCCTTTGCAGAAGCCGCGAAACTCTTCAGGCGTCAATGCTGCACGAATGGCAGTAATACATTCAAGGCTGCCTTGGTAGTGATCAGGGTGATTAACGTTGTCAGGCATGAATGAAGAAAAAAAAGGAGGCTTGCGCCTCCGTGTTTGACTAACTCCCCGGAGCCGCTAAACCCCGAGGCAAGGATAACTCAGCTTGCCTGTTCTGCACGAAATTCTTCATCAGCTTCAATAAGTTCAGCTGCGAGTTCCTGCAGTGTGCTGCCACGGCGATAGGTGACGATCAGATCGTCCCACATGCCTTGAAAGTCGTCGCGTCGTGC